CATCATTTCCACAAAATCATATTCACGGCGGATGATGTTTGGATCGGAGTTGATTGAATTAACCAATGCGTCCGTCTCTGGTGTGTCGCTCATATCGTTACGGTGATTCGTTCGACCTTTGGTTTGTTGTCAGTGGTCAGCCACAGCATGAACTTGAACCACGCTAGGTCTGACAAGAAGCAGGCGATAGCTCCGAGGAGCAGGGCGATTGCGATAGCGATGTAGGTCTTCATAACTCGACAGCGAATTCTTTTTCGGGGACTTCAGCGACAATATCTATGAGGAGTTTCGCTGCTTCGGTTAGGTTTCGTTTGGCGATCTGCACGGAGTTGTAGCACTCCAGTAGATTGCCGATTTCCAGTTCTTCAAGGGCAGTCCGTGCATAGACGGAAGCCATGGCGATTTTTGTGTGGGCGTCTGCGTTGTTCATGCGAGAGAGAAGTTGACAGATGAGTGCATATAGTGCAACCTCTTTTTCTGATGAACGCACAACTCAACACCGAAGTAACAGGAATGTGGGACTCCAGCACGATTGGCGCACCACAGCGAGACATGATTGACCAGCCGTGGCAGGACGAACCTGTGGTTCCCTACCACGTCCTCCTGCAAAACGAAATCGAAGCCCTGCGAGACGAGGTGAAGAATCTCCGTTCGCAGTTATTGTTCCCCAATAGCGAGCCGAAGTTCCTTGGGTTCCCCGTCCGGCACTACGACGCTAGTGAAGAAGACTGCAAGCGCACGACCTACGAGTGCTTCATTCTCGGTCAGTGGCGGGAGGTTGTCACCACAGCACTCCGCTGGGACAGTGAGGAAGCCGTCGAGTCTATCTGCAACATCCTTCGTCGGGAGGCGAAGAAGTGAAATGCCCGGCATGTCGTGCCAAGCTACAGGTGAAGGAATCCCGCAGGCTGAAGGACGAACACGGCAACCAATTCATTCGCCGTATCCGCTTCTGCAAGAACGCACACCAATGCATAACGCACGAAATGCTTGCGATACTCTCCCCCATCCCAGACACTTATCGTCCTAAAAGGGAACGAACCGAATACCAAAGACAATGGAGACGGCTCAATCCCCCGAAGGAGAAACAGAAGAAGGAGTCGGATTGGCTCGAAAAGATAAACGCAAAATTGGAGACTACCTCGCCCCAGACACGATCCTCGTCGTTGTTGTCTGCATCATCTGTATCCTCTACCTTATCTTCTCGTGAAAGATAGAACCATTCCCCCGTGTCCGGCAGCAGGCGGTGGCGTCCACCTCTGGATAATGCAAGCAGGCTGGCAGTGTAGGCTCCAAGGAATGGATGCGCAAGAAGCCGTCCGCTACCTCCGAGCAGGCATGACCCGCTATCCGAACCCAAGGAACGAGGTAGAACACGCAGTAGAGAAAATATATGAAACGATTTTAGAGAATAATGGGCAGTATAATGCACAGTTCAAAGCCCCGAAGTGGCCCGAGCAAGACCCCATCCAGATACGGGAGATCGCCGCTAGTAACCTTGGAGCCGTCGATCTGTGGGAAAGATCACCCATCCGCCTAGGAGATGACCTAGAGGAGCAGGCACAGCGAGTCCTGCCTAGGCTATTCCCGAACAATCCGTGGGTCTGCGCTGGAGATAAGTGCAAGTTCTTCACCGAGCGATTAGACCAGTTCCTGCAATCGGCTGGAGGGCTGGAGCAGATCGTCCCCAGCCCGATGACGGCGAAGTATGGCAAGACCAAGGACGGCAAGCAAAGCCAGCATACTCTGGACGCTACAGGTGAAAGAAGGTTCCTCGTAGTAGAGGGCGACAAGATCGACAAGGATATACAAGCGGCTATACTTCTGAAGCTCGCAGAGAAGATGCCACTAGCTCTGGTGGTAGACTCTGGTGGCAAGTCGCTGCACGGGTGGTTCTACGTCGAGGGCCAGAAGGAAGACAAGGTTCTCTCCTTCTTCCGCCGAGCCTGCGTTCTCGGGGCAGACCGAGGGCTTTGGACGCGCTCCCAGTTCGCCCGTATGCCGGGAGGGATGCGGTCAAACGGAAACAGGCAGAACATTCTGTATTGGAACCCAGAGGCTATAGCGTGATCGACCTATATACATTCATAGGTCTGGACGATAACGGAGACCACAAGATATATGTGTCTCCGTTCAGGCTTAACCATCTAAGCGATATGCACGAGCGGGACGATGCGTTTCCGGCTGGAGTAAAAGGAGCGATCCCCGAAGAGAAGTGTGTCGAGGCACTCCACAAGATAAGAAAGTATTACGATGATAACGAGAAAGGTCGGACTAAAAAGAGGAAGGCCGCTTAAAGCTAGGAAGGGACTGAACCGAGTCAGCAAGAGGCATAGGGCTGAACTCGCGGTCTATTCCGGCAAACGTAAAGCTTATCTTTTAAGCAATCCATGTTGCGATATCTGCGGTGTTGAAGCTACTGACATTCACCACAAAGCGAGACGAGGAAAGAACTTAAACAACGTAGAGACGTGGATGCCAGTATGTCGCCAGTGTCATCAATACATCGAATCAAACGGCAAGTGGGCACGGGAACACGGCTACATAACACAGACTTGATATGACAATCTTCGCAATAGACCCCGGCCCCGAGAAGAGTGCATTCGTTCAGTTCGACGGGAAGATCATCGACTACGGGCATGTCCCTAACGCAGAGATGCGCCAGCTTCTAATCGGTAGGGAGTATGACCACGTGGCAATCGAGATGATTGCTAGTTACGGCATGGCTGTAGGAGCGAGTGTCTTTAATACCTGTATGTGGGTAGGACGCTTCTGCGAAATCGCTAGGAAAGAGCCACAATTGTGCTACAGAAAAGACATTAAACTACTTTTATGCGGCACGATGCGGTCAAAAGACAAGGACATCAGACAAGCATTACTCAAGAAACTAGGGGGACAGGGAACCAAAAAACAACCCGGTGCAACCTACGGCATAACCTCGCATTGCTGGGCAGCGTTAGCCGTGGCAGTGTATGCAAAGTCAACTATTGACAACCAAACAGAACTTCATTAACTTCTACATACAACGGTTATTGGTTTCCCGTTGTTTACTGTAGTGTTCATCACTTGGAGGCTCCTCGAAAGGGGAGCCTTCAAAGTTTAGGGCGATAGTAGACGCATGGCCTCTTCTTGGCGGCGATAAGAGTCTTGATCGTTCTTTTCTCGACCTTTCCCTCTTTAAACAATCGGCTCAGCTTCTTCTTGCCGATCTTGAATTTACTTTTAAGTCCGCCGTCTCGATACCATCCAGTCGATTCAATTTCCTTTTCTGTCTGGCCCGATGTTTCTTCAGCGAGCCTCTTCCACGCTTCGCTTATAGCGGCAATATCCAAGGATTGTTTGGTTTTCGTTCGCATAGGTTTACTGTTAGTTGGTTGTCTGTGTAGTAGCCGTAACCGAATCCTTGGCTCCAAGCCAAAGTAGCGCGGCGGGTTTTCGCGTAGTCTGCATCGAGCTTCATCAGTGTCCCGACGCAGTAAGCTGTTGAGGGGTTCAGTGTCCTGCCCGGCTCCACGCCTACCCTATGCAAGTGTCCCATGATACAGTTGCCATGTGACTCTGCATGATCGCGGATGGCTGATAGATTGAACATGAACCCGTGGATGAACTTGAACCCACCCAAAGAACAGTATGACCGAATGTCATACGGATACATCCTCGCCTTGAGGTTCTTCGCCACCTTCTCAAGCTCTTGTATAACAATAGTCGCCGCATGTGCAGCTAGCGCATTGGGAGAATGAGCCAGCTTGAACAAGCGATCTTCGTGATTGCCGTAAAGGATATGCTGGGGGCGAAGTTCTTGGAGGAAGTCCACACCAGCAGCGAGATCGTCAGCAACGCTTGCCGCCCTGTCCGCAGAGTTCGGGTCGTTCATCGCCCCGCTACGAGCCGCAGCCATATCCACGAAGTCTCCTAGGTGAATGGTGGTATCCGGTTTGAACCTGTCTTTAAATGCGAGAACTGCGTCCCGCGCCTCTGGGTCGATGTGATCGCCATGTGAACAAGACACAGCCATCCATTTTTTCCATTGTCTGCCTACGTTGAACGGAGCGAATCTATCGCTACGCTTCTGGTTTTTTTTCATCTTGTTTTTCTATTACGGGACACGGGAATTCGTCTCGTGACCACATTGGGTTCCCCCTTTCATCAAGGAAGGGAAAGTGTCTCAAGCAAGAATAGGCTCTGTCTTTAAGTTCCTTCACGGTCTTCGGTCTGGTCGAGCTATCCAGAAGATCGCGCAAGAAGTTGCGAGTCTTGTAGAGTGCGTAACATTGTTCGTAACGTAAACTCATACTGTTGATTTCTCCGTATCTGGGGTGAACAACTGAAAGAAAAGATTGGTCGGGCCGAACCAAGAGAACCCGTTACCCCACGTCACGATTCCTGCTGTGGAGGATTCCACGACTTGCTGGGACTTACCGCAGCCTTGCTGGTCGCCACGGAATGTCCACCACGTTCCTTGTTTCGGTAGTTGGTTCATAATTCAAATGCTGTTTCTTTGCACAGGTATTGTTTCGGGAATACAGAGAGGAGTCGCATCACCGCATCTTCAGCACGGGCAATAGAGTCCTCGTCGTTGTCCGGCAGAACTGCGTGTAAGACCTCGTGGATCGCTGTGCCGAGGGCCTCGCTGCTGGGTTTGATGTAAATCGTGTTGTCCTCATACGAGCAAAGCCCCTCGTCATCATCGGCGATGTTGACCTCCGGTGCGTCGGACTTTCTAGGGGCACGGAAGAGCAGCTTCCACTTCTCTCCGTTTATTGTCAGCGTTCGCCTGACTACGTTTGGCATGTGAATAACTCTGGAGGAGGTTAAAAGAAATGTAAAGAAATTTTTATCTCAACATGCCCAAGCACGAAGCGACTTGTTGATGCGGCTGTTCGGATCACGTGCAGTCTTCGCTGATGTGAGCTTCGCCTTCATGCCCTTCATCCTTGCGCAAAATGACTTACGCCGACCCGCATCTTTCTTCGTCTTCGGGTTCGGGGCTGGAGCCTTGAGGTTTCCGCCTGTCGCTCGGTTGTATGAAGCGCGACCCTTCGCGTTCAGGCCACCTTTTTTGTCTTTGCCTTCAGCCCGCTGCCAAGCTGGTGTTTTGTATTTAGCCATTGCGATTATTTCTTTTTGCTCTTCTCTGGTTTTTCGTTTTTGTAGAGATCAATAAGATATTTGAGATTCTCCTTTTCTTCTGGGACGTAATACGTTGGTTTTTCTCCAGTCCAAAACTCATCTAGTTCTTTTCCGCCACGCAACGCCCTGCTTGCGCTGTCAGCAATATTTACAAAATTCCTTGCGCCAGCGTGACCGCCTTTTCTTTTGTTTCTAACGGCCCCCTCGCGCTCTAAAATCATTCTCTCCCTATTCGTCAAGTTTCCCACTTGCTCTGGGTCTTGTCCCCGTTCTAGTAGTTTTGTGAATTCTTTGATTTGGCTTTTCATGTCACCTTTCCCCACAATGAAAATTCCCTTGGATGTTTTAATCATTGGAAGGTCGGCCCCCCTAACTCCATCGTATGTTGAATAATAAGCATTTGCGACGTCATCATCGCCTACATCGAAAAAATTACCATCACTTATCTTGTATAGCTTTACAGGTTCTTCGCTAGTAGCATACTTGCGATCAAGCTTCGCATACTCTTCATCTGGAAGTCCGTATGGATTGGATGGATTCTTTTCGCTGGATTTAATCCCAGCCTTTTCCATTAGTTTGTTAATGTATTCGCTCATTGTTTATAGCCTCCTTGATAATTTGCTTTACGTGGTTAATCTGCCGCGCCTTCAGACATTTGGCAAGCACTTCCCGCAACCTAGCGATCTCCTTGCGGAGTTCCTCTTCAGTAGGCATAAGCAATCTTCATTATCCCGTAGACCGCGATCAGCGACGTGCAAATGGACATAAGCGCCAGCACGAATATTTTGTATTCATCTTCGTTCATATTGTTAAACAATAAAAGTCTTGGCGAAGTCGTAGGCTTTGTTCCAGCGGTTGACCAGCCCCACCCAGAACTTGGCCCTCGCTCCTACGGGAGGGGCTACCTTGCGCTCATACGCCTCTCTAGCGCGTCGGAGGGAGGTGAGCAGGGCATCGGGCTTCTTCAGCGCCTCAAGCAGCGTAGCGCGGGTTTTAGGCCCAAAGTTGCCGTCATCTATTACACGCAAGGCAATCTGCAAAATACGTAAAGCTCCACGTGGCCCACGGTTGAATACAGAATCTCGCAAGAATGCCTCTATCGCAGGGTGGGTTGTCCACTTGGTAACGATATCCGTATAAGCCAGTAGGTAGTCCACGATGTATTCCTCCGCAGCGGGGAACCTTTTCGCCTCCAGAAGTTCTTTAAGCCGTCTTGCTGCATCTGGGTGGAACCTGTCGTTGATCCCAGCTATCTCGTAAGTCCCTCCCCCGTCAGCAGCAGGTAGTTTGTAAACACGTAGGTTCCCGTTCTTGTCCCGCCTCGCCTCGACAGAAACGATAAACCGCGCCATCTCCAGCCTCTGTGCCAAAGTGGATCGCATTAGAAGTCGGCGTTACCTCTGATCTCGCCCTTCAGCGGGAAGACAGACATACTGAAAAACAAACTATCCAGCAGGCGCACAATAAACGAGCGGCGATCTTCAATAGGATGAATCTCAATCGGGTTATCATACCACACGTGAGACGGATACGGTATTTGCGAATAGCAAATGTTCGCACAGATGAGCAGCAGGAATACGCCGAATACCTTCTTGCGGACTGGCTTCGCCCTGCGGACTTCTGCTTTAGGATTGAACTTGCCTCCGGGTGTCGTTCGCTTGATCTGCTTCCTTGCCTTAACACGCCCGTAGATCGCAAGCGATGCGCCTGCGAAGTCCATCACGAGCGTAACGATCTCGGTCAATTCCTCGTTAACAATGTCAACTTTGAAATACTTAAGAAGCTGGGCAAGGAGTATGACGATAACACCGATAATCGTCCGAGATTGCCACCAAGCTTTCGTCTCTTCGCTCATTGCTTGATCCGCTGCACAGCCAACTCGATTGCAAGGTTGATAACAGAGTTCGCGGCTTCGATCCCGCGTTGCTTGGCGGCAGTTTCGATACGAACAAATGCAGCCTTACGCTTCTCTTCATTCGTCTTGTTGCTCGTCAGCAAAGAGGAGACAACTTCAAGAGCGATAGGAAGGATGTCCGCAAGCAGCTTGGACGTGCTGTCCCGCAGAATCGGAACGATAAAAGTAAGAACCGTTTTGGATGCCCCCGTAAGAAGGGCGAGTAACTTAGTTAGTATGTTTTTCATTTCTCTTCTCTTTTTCGATGTGTCGTTTTTCCAGCATAATAAAGATGGAAACAATCGCGGCAATCGTTCCGAATGCAAGCGACGAGACGCGGAGCCACGCTTCAAGATGAGGGAGGAAGCTGATAGCGAAGGCGAGAAGAGAGGTCATACTTCCAAGAACTCCGTGGGTTTGGGATTGAATCGGTGTATCAATATTCATATCCACTTATCTATATTGTTAAGAATAGGTCGCTGTCAATCTATCATCCCACTCTACGTTAGTCGCAGTAGTGGTAGTTACGTTGCCGCCAGAGTCAACTACGTTGCGGTAGATTGTCCACACAGGAGAGGATTCGGAGGAGCCTAAAGGAGCCAGACCGATGTAAGATGTATCTGTAACAAAATCAGAGCGAATTTCTTGAGATAACTCAATCGTTCCGTCCTTGTTCGGGATTACGAGCGTTCTAACGGTAGCGGTAGATACCCCCGAGACGTCGAACTGAACTTCTCGCGTAGAGTCGGCATCGTGATAAATAGTAAAGTTCGCATCCGAGAATACGTCGGGGAATGTCCCTGCGTATGTCCAGTCGGTCAAAGCTCCCGCATTACTCAAGCGAACGTAGATACCCGCCGGATGCCTGCCGATAAACCAAGTGCCGGATGCCTCAC